GCGGGCCGGGAAGTCAAGTGCCGTCCGGAAAGGGCTGGCCGGCGTCGGCCGGCTTCTGACCCTGGATAACCCGGAGGGCTGGCTGAGCGGTGAGGAGCTGGTCGGCCTGAGCCGGGACCGGGCCATGAAGATCTCCACAGTCAACCGGTGCGTGGAGCTGCTGTCCACCTCCATGGCGGTGCTGCCAGTCTACATCATGGAGGAGCGGACCAAGAAGCGGATGCCGGACCACCATCTGGGCCGGGTGCTGTGGGAGCGGCCCAACGAGGCCATGACCCCCTTCGACTTCCGGCGGCTGCTGATGTGCAACCAACTCCTCCGGGGAAACGCCTACGCCTGGATCTACCGGGACGCCGTGAGCGGCCTGCCCATGGAACTGATCCCCCTGCCCCCGGACTGTGTATCCATGCACC